ACTTCTACTAAGCAAATGATGGGTGACCGTCGTTCCTTCGGAACACTTTGTTTGACGCATCTCGCGGCCAAACGTGCCTTTCTCAACTCCCGCGGTTATTCACGAAATCGTCAGTTTATCCGGGTCAACGGTGATGATGGTATCATCGTCATTGCCGAATCCGATTTAGATGACTACGTGGATTTCATGTCCAATCTCTGGGCCCTGAATGACTTGAAGACCTACGTCTCCAAACGTTATTTCACATTCAATTCCGAAATGTGGGATGTACGTTCTCTGGAGAAACAGTCCATCATTCGCTTCAACTTGATCAATGGTATTGATAAGTTTGGGGGCCCCGAGCTAGATCCTTCAGTTTTCAACATCGTGTCAGAAGACTGTCGGATTGTGGCAAAAGGACAACTATGGGAGTGGTTCCATGGTACTCCACACTGGAGACTTATTCTTGAGCGCTTAACAAAAGGCGGTCAGAATTGGTTTCTTCCTCTTAGTGTGGGGGGCTTGGGTATTCGCGGTTTCGATCCAAAGCCAACCATCAGACAGCAGTATGGTGTCACCCGATTTCTCGAGGGGGACAGGAGCGTATCTACAAAAAGACACGTTCCTTCCCTCTTTACAAGAAAAGTGATTACTTTGCGTGGGTTCCAATCTGGTGTACCTAACGGTGCAGATGGACCTTCACCAAACCCCTTCGGTGTCAAAGCCGAAGTCGGGGTTGGTCGCCTGATGGTCGGAAAAATGATCAGGCCTCCCGAGATTGATTATAGAATCATCTCTGGGGTCTACCGCTCTCAATCCGAGCTCATGTGGGAATTTAAATGGGGTGTTGATAACTTCTTCTACCTCATTGAACAATATTCTAATGAAACCTAAAACCAAAACCACAAACACGGCATCCACCCTCAAGGCGAGCGGTAAGGAGCGTGTTCAGCAAGATCTTGATTCCATTCTCCGCGGGAGTCGAGACAGGCTCTCAAAACCAGCGGAGCGTTACGCGAACGCAATCGTTGACCCTAAAGGGGCGAAGGAGACTCGTGTGCCCACCTTAATCGGTGGTTACTCTGAGGCCACTTCGTCCATTAAGGTCAAGTCTCGTGGGCAAGTTGCTGTCGGGACTGGTGGCTATGGTTTCATAGTCGCTGGTCCTACAGCAGCCGGTCCCATGAGTGATTGCAGTTCTGCACTCTACACCACAGCCGCCTACAATGGCACTGGCACGGCCAAGATGCCGGGTGGCCCTATTGCGAACGTTCCAAATGCATTGTATACAAATGCTCCGTTCAAGGGTGCAGACGCGCTAGCTCCCAACGAACTCCAATTCCGGACCGTTGCATCTGCGATTTACATTACCCCAACGGGTTCTGCTACATCACAGAATGGAATGATCTATCTTCTCGAGACTCCTGGTCACGACGAGATTCTCGGAACGGGAATTAACCAGACCCTGGCAGAGATTACCGCCCATGATCGCACTCGTACTATACGAGGAGTTCAAACGGGTGATCCTTCCTGCAAGAACGTACTCAATTGGCATCCAATGATGGCTGGGCTCGCATACACTGCAAGTAACCAGATCTTTGCTGTCAATGATGATCTTATGTTCAGGGGTGCACCGCAGCTTGCCAATACGGCGATCATCTCGGGTGAGATGTTCGTGATTGTTACTGGAACTGTGGGTGCAACGTATGACTTTGAGCTCGTTACTATGTATGAGATTCGGGGATCAGCTGCTGGATCCAAGAAGCCTTGCTTCTACGATCAGCGTGGTTTTGATCTCGTACTCAATGGGCTCGGTTCAAAGGTCATATCTGGTTGGGTTGGGACTCCGCATGAGGCGGAGAGAGCCTATCATCATGCTATAACTGAGAAAGCACGGAAGGAGAGGGCGCTGGATGCGCCTGATCAACGAGCTGCCGACAAGCAGCACGATTCTCCTTGGTGGAAGGATTTGATTCATCTTTCCAAACAGGTCGCAGGGTTCATTCTCTGATCATCGCTATGAAGTACACTAAACAGCTTAGGGTGTACTGAGCAACTGTTCCATTACCCGAATCCGATATCGGACTCAATGCCAATGACAGGCATCGGGTATGCACACACGGAGGTGGTGCTTCGAAACTCATGAAGTACCAGGTTGGTCACCTGCATTAGACCACACTTGTAGAAGGTTCCTATTCTTACAAAGTGGATTCTTTGAGATATATCATTAACATCTCTCGCTGATTGCAATCAGTCATCCTTATCACGGCAGCCCCTAACAAATTGGGCACTGTATGTAAGCTCTGCACTGATCGTGTCTCGAACTGTAGTATCTATTTCCAACCTACCTAGGTTGGCGAGTTCCTAAAGTTCTTCGACTCATCGGCTAGATATATGATTAACATCTCTCATTGGTCCGCGTACGCGTAAGAGGACGGGTCGGTTCGACTCCGG